TTGCAGAACATGGTCTAAAGATTTAGCCATAAAAATGTATGTACTTGTTTTTTAGTTTACCAAATTATTCAGATTTGACTTCATTCGCTGACGGTAAAACTTCTCCCTGCACTAAAATATCTCTAAATTCCTCTCTATCAATAACTTGTTGATCGAATAATGATGTTAAGGCCGTAATATCCTGTCCAATTAATCTTTCAATATCAAAATCTCTACTGATTTTTACTTCGGGAGGTTCAATACCTACATATTCAGCGGAGAAATTGAAACATTTTTGAAGTTTTTGCTCCAGTTCCATAGAAACCATAGCCAACATAGAATTTGTATCAACACGATCTAATCTTCTTGCATCAGCAGATTCAGCTACAAATTTTTGTTGACTTAAAGTACTAATACCAAGAGTAGCCATCTGCATCTGTAATTCTTTAATTTCAGCAGATTGAGCATCAAAAGCACTACTTGCTGGTTCTACATAATAAACTTTATTACCTGGCTGAGTTGCCATTGCATAATTAACAGATATAGCTAAATCTTTAGTTTGATCATCATATCCTTCCATTACAAGCATTGGTTGAGATGCAACGTGCAAACTGTGAATTAAATCAGCCTGTCTTTGAAAATGTGCAAGATTTAAATATGCAATATCGAGTAAAGGTGGTTTACTTACTAAATTTTCAGTTTTTCCAGAATAAATTGTGACTAAAGGTATTTCACCAAGAGAAAATTGTCCTGATTCGACTTGTTTATAATCTTTATCTGCCGAACCCATTTCAAAATTTCCTGTCACACTATTATCAGAAACATCATACATTTCTTCGATTTGCTCTTTTTTACGAAACACTCTGTACCGACCAGGTTCTATAACTCTTATCTGGTCATAAACTTTTTCACCAAAATCACCATCAGGCAATACAGCCTTTTCTGCAATTCGAGCTTGTATAAGATTCCCATAATTTGATTCTCTATCTAATCTCCAACCATAAAGATTATTTGGATCAACTTCAATCCAATAAGGTCTACGATTCTGTGACCTTTCTTCAGCCAAACTAAGAGCACCAGAAGGTGCTGGATAATCTACAAGAATATGACTTTGACCATAAGTAAGTGAACACATCAATATTCTTCTTGCATATTCATCTAAGTCTGAACCGCAACCATCAACATCCATCTTGAACATTTCTGTCCAATAAGGATCACCAATAAGTGTTATAGGTTTTCTTAAGACAAGACCTGTAGCTGCTCTTATCAACCTTTGCGTAAAAGGAGAAAATACGGCACGATTTACTCTTGCAAGATAAGCATCATAATCTTCTCTTGGTTCTAATGGCAAAAACGCTTCGCTGTTTTCTCTTAAATATTCAGTACCTTCAGTGACAGCTTTCATTATTTCCCAACCTTTCATCATATCTAATACGGCTCTATTTCTAGTAAAAGGACTATCAATACCACCTACCGAAGTAGATGAGACAATATTGGTTCTAATTGGACCAGGTACAGCGTAAGTCATTGTTTACCATTTAGTGCGGTGTGACCAGTATCTTGCAGAAAAAAATCCTGGGTTGGGATCTTGTGCATTATGTCTAGCATAATATGCTTTTCTTCTAGCTTTATCTTTTTCTGTCTTAGGATTTTTACCAGCACCTACAACCCCTTGTTGACCAAATCGTATTAACTGAATTTTATCGCCTTTTTTAGCTAAAACCACATGAGATTTTGTTGGATGATTAGGAGTTTTTTTTGGTTTATTAAAATCTTCTAATCTATTTTTTGTAAGTCTTGGGTCTTTCTTACTCATCTTCCTACCTTCGCTTGTGCTTTTTTATGGGCTTGGGTAAAAGTATCACCTGCTCTCATTCGCCTTTTCATAAACTCCATATGCTTCACACTATGGTGCTCAGAGTGTTTAGATAATAAAGTTTTTTGACGAGGAGTAAGTTTCACTTCTTTTTCTTTTTTTTCTTAGAACGTAGCTTTTTAAAATCAGCAGACGTAATTTTATCTCTGGGAGGGGCAACCCTAGCTAATTTACGCTGTTTACCTGAGTAAGAACCTTTTGGCATTATTCTAAAGTAGCAGTTATGCTTCCATTAACTTGAAATGAACAACTAACAGTGGTTAATTCTCCAACTCTTGTACCAAAAGTAGCTCCTGTAATAATTCCATCAAAAGTAAATCCTTTAGTACCTGTTGTATCTAAGTACAATGTAAACTTTGCAATTTGTCCCGCAGCTTCATTTGGTGCAGCAACAAAAATATCATTTATTAATTCAGCACTTTTCTCACTTGCAGCTTCTTGCTTGTATTGAAGGTCAACAGTACCAGTAGCAGAAACTAGACCAGCTGTAAAATGACGGTCAGTGTCACCATGATCTGTTGTTTCATAAACGTCTTTAGTAACGTCTAAAGACCAAGCTGTTGTACCTGCAACCGCAGCAGCCGAAGATCCTGCCTTATCAAATAAGACAGAACCCTCTTCTCCACGAAAAAATCCCATTATTCTAAAAAAAAAAGTATTTATATGATTATATTACCTTGAAACTGCGTTTTTCACAGTTTATTTTTTCTTTTTGGTAGTTTTTTTAGTAGTTTTCTTTTTCTTTGCCTTGCGTACAGAAGCTATGTAACCCTAACATCTTGCCATTGCATGAGATTTAGCCATTTTAAGTACTCCTTTTACGTTTTTTACGTCTATGTTGATATGTTATCTTTTTACTGCTAGTTTTTTCACGTTTAAACCGTGCTTTTTCACTAGCTGTCATCTCTCCTACTGTCTTAGGCGTCTTACTTGATACACGTTTTTTGGGTCTACAGGCTGGATAACCTCGTTTCTCACCTTTCTTACGGCCACAAGGTTTGCCAGTTTTGACATCTACCCAATTTTCTTTAAACCAACGGGTTAAACCACCACTACTTCTTGCCACGTTTGCTCTCCGTGCGATAAGTACCACCACGCTTTTTGTACTCTCGTACAAGCCACGCATTTGCATAAGCACTAGGATATACCTTGAACTTACGCTTGGCTTCTGCTTTTACCCTAGAGTATAACGCTTTATTTACAGGAACATTCGCCACGCTTTTTACCTCCCTTCTTTTTCTTCTTCTTTTTCTTTGTCGTAGAATGATACATAAGTAGAAAAGTAACTTTTAATATATTCTAAACGAAGTCTGACCTAATGTCTCTGGCTTGGCAAGGTTAAACTGTTGCAGACATAAATACCCAAAAGCATCAAAAGCGTGATCTACACCTAAATTTTTATTTGGTAATCCAGTATTCGGTGCATAAGTTAAAGTTCTAAGTGCTTTTATCAATTCTTTACAACGAGGATGTATAAAAGTTCTCTGATCTCCATTTGCATCAAGCAACGCAGTATTAACAGCAGTAATCTTATCTCTTATTTTCCAGGGTGATTTAGGACTCATAACAGTAAAACCAGACCTTCTTAAAATCGTATGGTCAGTAACACCCACTCCACTGGTCTTTCTTGCACTACCAGTAGGATCAGGACAAGCAATAATTCTTCTATCCACCCCATATCGTCTTGTAACCTCTTCAGCAAAATCCCATGTGGTAGCACCACCCGTCAGCATAATCTCATCAAATACATAAAGATTATTGTCATGCTTATACGCACAGATCCCTGCCATAGGGTCCACATTAAAATCCAATCCTAAAAGTAAAGGCATCATGTGTAAATCCTGTACTTCTTTATCAATATTGTCATCACTGAAGCTAACAGCAACTAAACCAGTAAGATTTTCAAAACTAGCCTCAAATTCCTGTCTAAATGTTCTCGCATCTAATTGTGACCTAGCTGCTTCAACTTCTTCTGGTGCAACATTACCCCCTTCTATCGTAGTAAAACTCCATCTTTGCCAATCATCCCACTCCTGTTCACCACAAAAACACCACATATCATAAAACCAACTAGCAGTGCCGTCAGGAGTGCTAATAAACAATGCCCATCCTTGTTTATCAGCCAAAGCAGGTCTAATTACCTCTGCCCATACATCTCGATCCATAAACGCAGCTTCATCCAATACAACTCCTGCTAAACTTCTACCCCTTAATGCCATAGCGTTTTCAGTACCTTTCAACTCAATACTTGACCCATTTATCAAATCTAATCTCAAATCAGTCTCATTTTTACTCTGCACCCATGTTTTAGGCACTAATCTCTTTAATTCTTTCCATGCAATATCTTTTGCCATCCGATATGTAGGAGCACAATAAAAATAAACCTCTCCTGGCCTATTAATCGCACCCCTTAACAGTTCAATACAGCTTAAATAACTCTTCCCAAACCTTCTACCAGCAACCAACACCCTAAATCTCTTTTCACTATTGAATACCTCCCCCTGGGCATACCTTAAACTAATATCATTAACACTCATAATGACGTTTTTTACATTATCATCCCCTATTTATAGCCTATTTTCTCTTTTTTAGGTTATTATTCGATTATTAACCCCTATAAAGTAAGTCCGTGGCTTCCTCTATCTTTGATCCAGAAATTATTGCTAAAAGAAAAGCTAATATGGTACCTCGTGGAACTGCACAACAAGTTCAACAACGTGCTCAACGTCTATACTCCCGTCAGTTAGAAGGTAAAACTACACGTTCACTAGTCCTAGAACACGCAAAAATTGAAGGAATATCCGAAGTTACTGCTTGGACTGATTGGAGAAAAGTTAAAGAGTGGAATAAAGAAGATTGGGAAAAAGATAGAGAAAATCTTCTACCCAGACTTCAAGCAATGCGTATACGTCTATTTAATAAAGCTGTTAAAAAAGGTCAGTTCCAAACCGCTGCTCAAATTCTAGACTCACTCGGCAAAGTAATTGGTGAATCTGTAGAAACTGTTAACATCCAAGCTCCTGAATTAGCTATTCGCATAGAACCAAAAAATTAATCAATATATATTTAGGTTCCCCGTGTAATATATCGGTGCAAAAAATTTTGCAACTACTCCCCTAGTAGCTACAAAATAATTTTAATTCTAAGCTATCTGCAAGCCTCTACAATAGCTTTTATTTCATTTCTAACCTCATCGGCCCATGATAATTAACAAATCTTGTTTTGTGGTTATCTGGATGCTCACACCATAGAGTTTCGTACTTGTCTATCTCATGTAGCCATTGTGAAGCTGACATATTTTGGCTATTACCATTAAGATAATTTAGCTTAGTAATAATTTCTTCAATAGTCATTTTATTTTTTGGTAAGAAATAATTTTAATTGTGATTCTCCATAGTATTCACCATGTTTAAAACCAGTTAACTCATAACCGCAATCGGTAGGCATAGCGTCAAGCCATTTCTTAAGTTTTTGATCACTTGTAATTCTTAGTGAAGTAGTCATAATTTTGGAAGGTTTAATAACTTAATTTAATAATAACATAAATAATACTACTTTGCACCATATTAATATTATGTTAACAAATCAATACAATTAATATTAATCTAATATCTAGCTAGACAATAGACATACAATATGTTTATAATAGATTATATCCTTTATTATTAACTAAAATCTATTATCTAAACATCACTAATATATTTTTCTATATTTTTGATATTTATATTTTATATTTTACAAATCAATAAAGGATATATATAAAAAAATTATTTCTTTAATCCTTCCAACAATGATTAAAAATTTTTTCTTACTTAGTTCATTATTCGGTATTGGTATTTTATCTGCTATGGATAGTGGACTAAATAAAAGTACTCTTAACCAATGCACTAATAATAATAGTAATAGTGCCTGTGAGTACCTTTTAACTAATGGCACAGACTTTCAAAAGTCAATCGCTAGAAAGACATTATTAATTCGAGGTTTATAATATGGATAATTCTAAATTTCTAACCAGTAAGGAATACAACACTATTATTTTAAATTTATTTGATAGTGTAACTTATTTAAATTATCCCGAAGAGTGTGAGTTAATCGCTGATAAGTTGTTTAATATGACTTATTCAGATATTGAAGAATTAACAACAGCAAAAGAAATAAAAGAGAATAGAAAGATAAGAAATGAATTAATTAATAAACCATTAACAAGTAAACCAATTATTAACTAACTCTTAATGAGTTAGTTTTTTATTTTTTTATTATTATGAAACTATCAGAATTAAAGACTATTGACATTGAAGCCTTAGGTTATAGAGATACTGTAAAAGGTAACTCTTATTTTAGTTCAAATGTTATTTTAAACCATGGTTTAAAGAATAGCATTCAATTAAAAATCCCTTTTCAATATGGGTATGAATTACAATATCTTTCAACAAGTTTAGAAGAAGTCTCAAAACATTTTAAACGTAGTCAATGGTATAAAAGATATATGAATAAAGATATGATTGAAAAGAAATATAATATTAAAATAAGTCATAAGATAACTAGAGGATGTAAAAAAAGAGAATTATTTCATAGTAGAGATATTAAAAAAGTCAGATTATCAGATAAAAAAATTATAGAACTAGTTGTTTAATAATAGTTTCTTAAAGCTATCTAATTAAATTTTAGATAGTTTTAAAAAACTATTTTATGTAAATAGTTTTACTTTCAAACCTTCCAAAATAGGAGTATTTTATTATGCCTGATATTGTATTTTTAAATGCAAGCACTGGAGAATCTAAGAAATTAGATTTAAAGACAGTAACTAAAAAAGACGCTTTTAAAGCGTTTAAGGACGTTATGACTAAAAAAGAAACTAAAAAAGGAGACTATTAAGATGCATACTTTAACCGTTAAAGGCGTTTATTCTGATTTTAAGAATAAAAAAGAGATATTAGATTATTACAATTCTAATAAAGACTTTTATAATCTTAATCCTTTTGTTAGTGGTGCTTATGTCAATAAAGAAGGTGCTATTAAGCATAAAGTAAGTTTTTTAAATGTTAGATATAAAAACTTACAAAAGATAGCAGTTATAAACGTTAGTAAGGGAAACTTTCAATAATGCTAGAGTATAACCCTATACCAACAAACAAAAGTCAACATAAAGAAGGAGTACAAACTACCTTCATTAAAAGAGTAAGAAATAAGAAATATAAAAACGTATTTAATGAAATAAAAAAACTTAAAAAATAGATACTTACTAAAAAGGATATTTAAATATATCCTTTTTTGAAAGTTTCTATACTTTCAATTTAAATTTTTTCTAACCTTCCAAACAAATGAAAAAAAGTCTAAAAAAGCTTTTTAAAGCTTACGATGATAACCTATTAAATTATTTTTGTGGTTTATCTCCCGAAGAATCAAAACGTTTTAACAAGTTAATAAAAGATAGTAAGGAGAATAAAAACAAATGATAAATCTTAATGAATTAGAGTCTCAACATCATAAAAACATAAAAATTAATATTGATAAATTTAAAAATTTATGTTCTTTAAAAAAGACTAAAAAAGAAATAAAAAAGAATAATAATGGATTAATTCTATTTAAAGGCCGAAGCTTAATTAATGATATGCCTATTGTGGTTATTGCTACGGGATTAAAGGCCGTAACCAGTAACCAAAAAACTGGAGACATGATACAAACATGGATTTTATACGATGGTATAGAACCGCATAAAGCGTTTAAGATTAAAGAACTTGGAAGTTCAGTATGTGGAGAATGTCCCCATGCTGGTTATAACAATAATAGTTGTTATGTTAAATGGTTCCATGCACCTTTAAACGTTTATAAAGCATATAAAAATAATAGATATGATTATTTTAATGGAGATTATGAAATATTTAGAGATAAGTCTATAAGATTTGGAAGTTGTGGAGATCCTTCACTCATTCCCTTATATATGGTTAAAAAAATAATTGATGTATGTAAAAACCATACTGGTTATACTCATCAATGGCGTAATAATTTCGCAATACGTTTTAAAGGTTTATTGCAAGCAAGTGTGGACAGTTTTGAAGAATATTTAAAGGCAAGTTCACTTGGATTTAAATGTTTTTATGTGAAACATGAAAGTTTAGAGGATCCTAAAAACTTTGTACATTGTATGGCTAGTGTTGAAAAAGGTAATAAAACTAATTGTAATACTTGTAATTTATGCGATGGAAGTAAGGCCGATGTTGTTATAAATGCCCATGGGAACACTAAAAATAATGTATTAGTAGGAGTATAAAAGATGACTAAACAAATTGAATATAGGGAAGATTGTTTTGAAACGATTAGGGAATGTATTAAAGGCAAAATGTCATTAAAGGCAACTATCGATGAATGCATTAAAACTTATCCTAAAGTTCATAAACAAACCTTTTATAAATGGTATGAAAAGGTAAAAAAAGAGGATGAGATAGAAGAATGGGAGAATGCAAATTTTATGGATTTGCAAAATAGAAAACAAGAAAAGATCGCTTTTAAAGAGCGATTATTCCAAGATGCAAAAGCAGACTATGAAAAGCATTATGACTTACAAGAAGACATAAAAGTAATTATGGCTTTAAGAAGTGAATGCTTATCACATTTAAAACACATTATTTAAAACCATTATGGCTAAATTAGCTAGCTAAAAAAATTATGATTGATAACCCATTAGAAAACCAAACTTTAGAGACTCTTGATAGTCTTTATATCAATGAAAAGTTTGAAGAGCATTGTTCTGATGCTGCTAAAGAATTAGCTAAAGATTATAATCTAAATCCAGATTATTATGATTCTTTTATTGAATTCTATATAGAACAATGTAGAGAATCAGATAGAGGTTATTTTTTTGGTAGTCAAAAATATATTATAGATCTCTGGTGGGATCATAATAAAGATTTATATGAAACTAAAACACCTTATGTGGAGATAAAAAAATGAATAAAAAAAGATTAAGCACACTTGAACATACTCATCAAGTTAAAATAACTTTAACAAGTGAACAAATAAAATACATAGATAAAGAATGTAAAAAACGTTTTAATATGATTAATAAATCACATATAATAAGACAATTAATAATAGATAGTATTGAAAAAGAAAAAACAATAAAAGGTTTAAAAAAAGAAGATAATAAAAATTATTTAAGTTTTGAAGAATATAGTTTAATTCATAGTGTTTTAAGTGATAGCGTAAAAGCTATTACTGAGAAAGAAAAAGTAACCGAAGTATTAAAAAAATTATATTATATTTCAATTTTAGACTATAAACAGTTAAATATTTTTGAATGATGATTAATTAATTTTTTTCAGATTCTAATTTTTCTAATAATAAATCAATTGCCTCTCTAATTAGAAATCCTATGGACATTCCAGGTTTTGAGAGGCTTTTTAATTGGTCGTATTTTTCTTTTTCAACACCAATACTGATTCTCTGTAACATAATTAAAGGCGAAATACTAGTTTAATATTAGCATGATATCACAGTAATAGTTAAGGAAGTTATATGAATGGCAAAAAAGAAAAAGAAAAGAACCAAAAGAAAAAGAATATATTATATGTAAGTAAATATTTTATTAAGTATATAGATAATAATAATATATATATATATAAATATATATACATATAAGGATAATGAAAGGAATTTTTCTAATTTTTCCTATTTAGCATCCGTAACAACCTCTTGACACATACATTGTATGGCTATAATAATGGAAATAGTTAATCTCAATGAATGGCAAAAACTAAAATTACTATGTTTTTAGATTCTGATCTGATCAAATGGTTAGATATGAATCGAGATGAAGAAACTTCTAGATCTGCTTTAGTCAGGATCTTAATTAGAAAAGCAATGAAAACTAAATCCAGGAAAAAAACTAATACTTCTACAGAAGTTAAAATTGATCCTTTTAGTGGTTCTCATATTACTGCTGATTTAATACCTGATGATTTGAAAGATTATTCTGGACTTTTAATGGAATGGTGGCCTATAAGAAAACAAAAAGGTGGATCTTGTACTGAGAGCGTTGCTAACCGCATCTTTAGTAAGTTAAGGTCATTTCATATACAGGACAGAAAACAAGCTCTTGAGAACGCTATAACAGGTGGCTGGAAGGATTTATTTCCCATTAAGAAGTCTAAGTTTGAACAAGAAGCTCAAAACGTACCAAAGCCAAAATATTTTAAGGCTAGTGAAAATCAGTTACCACCAACACTTGCTGAACTTGGCAAAACTGCTCAAGAAATGATGGAGAATGATGGAGAGAATGTTTGATCAGGCATCTTTGATAAAAACTATTAAAGATGGTGTAAAAAAAGGGTACTGGACTCTTAATGACATTGATAAACCACCACCAGGATGGACAGAAGTAGTGAATGATTGCAAAGGCAATCCTTTATTTCCAAATGGATATCAAGGTGTCAAATATCAAAATCTTGCTAGGGTGAAAGCACCCAAACCCAAAAAGGAGAAAATAGAAATTATTGATCCTAAAGACCTTCCAACTTACGACTTTTAAAAATGAAAACCTTCCAACTTTTAAAACCACTTCCAATCTGTAGAGATGAAGAGACACATAAATATCTCAACAAAGAAACTAATGAATGGCTTGCTTATTCAACTACAGAAGTTTGTAATGAACTAACAGAAGAAGCTAAAGAAAATATCGAAAAATATAGATATGTTTGGCAACCAAGAGGAGAAAAAGTACATGAATGTTTAGCAGAACAAATGCTAGGCAGCGGTGATATTGATATGGGTGACTATGCAAATATTGTTACTCCATTGTTGAATCATGAATTGTTTGCCAATTTTGAACCTATGGCAGTTGAGTTTATGATGTCTATACCAGATAAATCAGTTGGTGGACAACTTGATTTATTAGGTTACGACAGATCTACTAATCAGATTAGACTTATAGATCTCAAAACTAAAGGCAACACTACATCTGGTTTTTACAAACGTGAAAGGCCAAATACAAGATATATTGATTGTCTTGAAAAATATTGGATAGAACCATATTGCACAGATAAACAATTAGGTTGCTACATCGAAATGTTGAAACTAAATTGTGATGTAGTGCCTGATGTATGTAATACATTATGGGCATATCCAGAGGTTGCCATACTTGGCGATGATCAACCAACTGAAAGATGTCTTACTGCATGGCAAGAGGCATGGACAAAGTTTGAAGCTAAACAGGAGTTGTTTTAATGATTGGTTTTGGCTCAACTGTTGACCCTTATAACAGTTATACAACTCTTATAAGTTATACAGAAAATTTTATTGTTGTTCCAACTACTTTTGGTTGGAAATATATTCCAAGAACAGAATTTAAAGATGACAAAAAAGGACAGAATCGAAGCTGCTCAAAAACGTATCGAGGAGCTAAGAAAACTTATCTCGGAGTGGACTAAACGATGAGATATATACTTGATGTCTCAGGTAGAGACTTAGAACTAATCAAAGCTTCCATTGTTAACTTTGAAAGGTCATTAGAAATGTCATCTCAA